TGTATAGCGCGTTCACAAACTACGCAACCTATGCAGATGAGCGCAACGGATTCCAGCTTCGTAATACAGCTAATGACAACGATGCTGAAAACATGTACAAGCGTGAGCATGACGTTGCACGTTGGATTGATACCCCGGCGTTCAAGCGCATGGAAGCTGCTGCGGCATAATGTAACAGGGAGAGTGGCTGCGGCTGCTCTCCTATTTTTTTATCTACGGTCATGGGGGGATGGGCGACACATGGGAAAGGAGCAAAATTATGCCAGCAATGACAGTCAAAGATATGTCAGATAAATACTTTATATCTAATGATTACAATACCTTATCTGACAAATCTAAAGTAGATTATAAATACTTTATGAACGTGCTGCTCACCACAAAAGTGGATGGCAAGCATATTCAAGAGTATGCGTCAAAAAGTCTCACAGGGCCACAGGCACGTATGGCATACGAGCAGTGGCTAGACCGGGGTGTCTACATGGCTAATCATGTCTGCGCTGTGGCGCGTAAGCTGTATTCGTTTGGCATGGAGATGGGGCATACAAACATGAATCCGTTTGCGACATTTAAGCGCAAGACAGTAAAGCCTCGCAAAGTTGTGTGGACACAGGAACAGATTACTGCGTTTCTGGATGCAGCATACTCTGATTACAAGTATCGCAGTGTCGGGCTAATTGCACAGATGGCATACGAGTGGTGTCAGCGGATAGGTGATATGCGTACACTAAAGTTTGAGTGCGTCGATTTAGACAATCATGTTCTGAATCTGGAACAATCCAAACGGGGTGCAACAGTTCATCTGCCCATCAGCGACACAATGGTGGCAATGTTACAGCAGCAGAGGGAAGATTTTGGCTTCCAAGAATATGTAGCACCCTATCCTCGCCCTAGGAACGCCGTGTACAGCCCTTTCACCATGCAAAGGCTATCAAGGTACGCCAGAGAGGTCATGGGCCTTGCTGGGCTTCCTGACGAGTTGCGCATTGCTGACCTTCGCCGCACAGGAACTACGGAGATGGTGGAGGCGGGTGTCGGTATTGCACAAATCATGTCGGTGACAGGACACGCCAATCCGCAGTCAGTCAAACCCTACATGAAAAATACATTAGCAAGTGCAGAATATGCATTGACGGAACGTAATAAGCGTGGTACAAGCATTACAAGTGCCGCAAAGGAAAGTGTATATACATGAATAATATATATAACATTGTAAATGACATGGATGTAGCTGTTGGGACGACAGTCCGCACAGAATGCCCATCTTGTGGGCAGCGCACATTCACTGTCACTAATGAGATGGGTACATTGAAGTGGAACTGCTTCCGCGCATCCTGTACTGTCAAGGGTTCTACGCAAGTGAGCATGTCTATTGATGACATCAAAACTGTCCTGCTTGGTCACGAGAGTGACGACAAGCCTGTGCCGTTCGCCCTACCTGAATACATTGTCACCCCACCGTGGGTTGTATTGGAGTGGGCAAGTGAACTCTATGGTCTTGACGCACAGGAATTAGGTCTTATGTATGATGTCAAGGACAGTCGTGTCGTGTTTCCAATACGGCATGACGGTCAGATAGTGGATGCTACAGGTCGTGCATTGGACAAGTCTCCAATAAAATGGAAGCGGTATGGAAAAAGCAGCTTGCCATACGTTCACGGTTGTGGTAAAACTGCTGTCGTTGTTGAGGACTGTGTGAGTGCCGCAGTTGTAGGCGGTGATGACTACGTTGGGGTCGCTGTGTTGGGAACATCACTGCTCGACGAACACAAGAGGTATCTCACGCAGTTCTCAACAGCAATCATCGCACTTGACCCCGATGCGTTGATGAAATCAATTGAGTTTGCCAGAGAACTGCAATCGTATGTTGATGACGTTCGCGTAGTGAAACTGACAGACGATTTGAAGTATAGAAACCCTGAAGACTTTGACAAGTTGACCAACGTAGGAGAATAATATGGAACTATCACTTATACGTTCCTTGATGAACAAGGAGTTTTACAATGACCACCGTGGTGCGCGTTGTCCTGACCGCCTGTTCAGCAAGGATGCTCGTAAAATCAAACAATCACTTGACCGGGCTATGGAGCGTTACTCACGTGATATAACACCTGATGAAGTGCAGGCATTGTTCATGGCTGACAATCCAACCATGACTACGGCTACAAAACAGGGGTTTGACGCCCTGTTTGATAAGATAAAGCGTGAGCCACCTATGGGTGCTGACATTGCACAGGATGTCCTGTCCAAGTTGTTTCAGCGCGTGATTGGCGAGGACATTGCTAGTCTTGGAGTAGACTACGTGTCCGGTAGCAAGAATAGCCTTGAGCCTTTGCGGCACCTGCTTGAGCAGTACGGAGATGACTTCACACCTAATCTTAATATTGAGTGGGATGACATCGACATGGATACGCTGATGTCCAAGGCTGACCTTGAGGCACGGTGGTCTTTCAACATCTCAAGCCTGACACGCAAGGTGGATGGTGTGAATGATGGTCACCTGATTGAAGTGGGCGCACGTCCCAACACAGGTAAGACATCGTTCCATGCCAGCCTGATTGCTGCACCCGGCGGCTTTGCATCACAGGGGGCTAACTGCATCATCCTGTGTAACGAAGAAGGATATCACCGGGTGGGTGCGCGATATCTCACCGCAGCCACAGGCATGACCATGCAGGAGATAAAGAACAACCCTAGTGCAGCACGTGACCTGTATGCACCCGTCAAGGAACGCATCAAGATTAAAGATGCAACCGGGCGTGACATGGCGTGGGTTGAGTCTGTATGCAAGTCATACAAGCCTGACATTGTTCTGCTGGACATGGGTGACAAGTTTGCCAAAACGGGTGGCTTTGCCCGTACAGATGAAGCACTGAAAGCCAACGCCGTCCATGCCCGTATGATTGCCAAAGAGTATGGCTGTGCCATCTTTTACATGTCCCAGCTATCCGCAGAAGCAGAGGGCAAGGTGCTGCTCAACCAGAGCATGATGGAAGGCAGTCGGACAGGCAAGGCAGCAGAAGCTGACCTGATGATTCTGATTGCTAAGAACCCACCTGTCGAGGGTCAGGATGAAGAGGATACCCAGCGTCATCTGAATGTTGTCAAGAATAAGTTGACAGGATGGCATGGTAGTATACATTGCGAACTTGAATACAAGACAGCGAGGTACACGGCATGACCAGAATGTACACAAAAGAAACTCTGAACGAGTTGGATGAGGATATAGAATACTACAAAGAAAAGTCCATAGAGTTACAGAAGTCTTGCTGGCATAAAGACAGATACAGTAATTATGCAGACAGGAATATCTTGAGACTAAAAAAACTAAAAAAACTTCTGGAACTTAATCTTGAGGTAGAGACATACGGACAGCCAAACTTTGGTATGGTGCTAGTTAATAAAAAGTTTGTTGTTTGTTTGCTTGAAAACAAGTGGAGAGTGGTACATAAAAATGTTTGGTACAAACACAAAGATGATGTAAGTCACTTCGTAAGAAAATATGTCAGAGAGGATGATAATGAAACTAACACTTGATGTAGAGAACACAGTCACCAAGCGTGACGGCAAGATACACCTTGACCCGTTTGAGCCAGATAACACGCTGGTCATGGTGGGTATGTTGACAGACCAAGGGCAGTGCCTGACGTTCCCCTTTGACCACGCTGACCGTCCCAATCAGGACAACTACTACGAGCGTGTGCAGATGATGTTGGACGAGGCCACTGTGCTTATATGTCACAACGCAGCACACGACTTGTTATGGCTGTGGGAGTCTGGCTTCAAGTATGACGGCCCGGTGTTTGACACGATGCTGGCAGAGTATGTCATGCAGCGTGGGGTTAAAGAGCCGCTGTCCCTTGAAGCATGTGCAGAGCGTTACGAACTGGATACAAAGAAGCAGGATACTCTCAAAGAATATTTTGCCAAGGGTTATAGCACCCGTGACATTCCATACAATGAACTGACCGAATATCTAATTGCTGACCTTGAGGCTACGCAGCAGCTTGCTGATAAACTGATGTATCGCCTGAACACGACACAAGACAGTGGCCTGATGGGTACTGTTGACCTGACCAATCAGGTGGCAGTGTGTCTGGCACGTATGTATCAGCGTGGGTTCAAGGTGGACATGTCCGCACTGCAAACTGTGCAAGCGGAGTTTGAGCAGGAGCGTAGTGACCTGATTAATAGTCTGCAAAGCCATGTCAAAAAGCTGATGGGGGATACACCTATCAATCTTAACAGCCCGGAGCAGCTTGGCTGGGTGGTGTATGGTCGCAAGGTTATTGACAAAGCAGAGTGGGGTCAGAAGATTGACCCATACATGGATGGCCCTGACTTTAATAATATGGTGCAATACGGCACGGAACTTATCTACAAAACCAAGGCAGAGCAGTGCAGCACATGCAAAGGCACCGGCCAAGCCTACAAGACACGCAAAGATGGTAGCCCGTTCAGTCGTCCACACAAGTGCAAAGACTGCAATGCACAAGGCTATATCTTCAAGCCTACATCTACACGGGCAGGACTGCGCTTCAAGCCGCCATCAGCCAAGTGGCTTAGTGCCAATGGCTTTAGCACAAGCAAGGGCAACCTTGAGACTTTGGAGAAATCAGCACGTGTCAAAAATATGACAGATGCCGTGGAGTTCCTGTCAAAAGTTCGACGCCTGTCTGCCGTGGAAACATACCTGTCATCTTTTGTGGAAGGCATCCGCACCCACACCAAGAGTGATGGCAAGCTGCATGTTCGTTTGTTGCAGCATCGCACGGCTACTGGTCGTTTCTCTGGCGCAGACCCCAACATGCAGAACATGCCGCGTGGTGGTACGTTCCCTGTCAAGAAGGTTTTTGTGTCACGGTTCAATAATGGCAAGATTATGGAAGCCGACTTTGCACAGTTGGAGTTCCGCACTGCCGCATATTTATCACAGGATGGAGTTGCAATTGAGGAAGTATCTACTGGATTTGATGTACATGCGTATACCAGTAAAGTTATTACTGATGCTGGTCAGCCTACAAGTCGCCAAGAAGCGAAGGCGCACACGTTCGCACCTCTTTATGGCGCAACGGGCTTTGGGAGAACGCCAGCGGAGGCAGAATATTACACACACTTCACGCAGAAATACAAAGGGATTGGGCTATGGCACTCCCGATTGGCTAAAGAAGCTATAAACACGGGCAAGATTACCACGCCGTCTGGTCGTGAGTTTGCCTTCCCGAATGTCGTGCGTAAGTCCAGCGGCAGAGTGTCGCACTTTACGCAGATAAAGAATTATCCTGTGCAGTCATTTGCAACAGCAGACATTGTGCCTATCGCATTGTTGCACATAGATAAACTGCTTGACGGTATGCAGTCTTGTGTGGTAAACACTGTGCATGACTCTATTGTCATTGATGTTCATCCAGATGAAGAAAAGAGAGTTATTCAAATAATACAAGAGACTAACGATGCATTGCCTGACTTGATTGCCATACGTTGGGGGTTGGCATTCAATGTTCCTCTGGAACTAGAAGCAAAAATTGGCCCCAACTGGCTTGACACCAAAGATGTGTCGTGATATAACTATGGTTTTCAAACTCAAAGGAAGGAGTATAAAATATGGAATTGACCACCATTGATACTAACAACTATGCCATGATGGCGAAGGCTATGGGCATGGCGGCAGAGGTTTCTGACAAGAAGAGCAGCAGCCTTCCCCGTCTGCGCATCAACCATTCTCCCATCATTGGTTCAGATAAAGTGCTGGTAAAGGCTGGCACATTCCGTCTGGAAGTTCCAGATGGCCCCATCTACTATGGGGAGTCTGCGGTAATTCGTCCCTACATGCAACGCTTCATGTACAAGCGTTTCATCAAAGGTATGGGTGATACCCCCAACCGTTACGTTAAGACTGTAATGGCTGACAACCTGAACATGGACCTGAAAGATAATGACGGTGGGTTTAACTGTGGTAAACCGGCTGGGTACATTGAGGATTTCAAAGCCCTTCCGCAAACCATGCAGGACTTGATTCGTCAGATTAAGCGGGTACGTGCGGTATTCGGGACGATTGAACTTGTCAACGCCGTCACACCAAAAGGTGAATCTGTAGAGGTGGATGTTCATCCATTTATCTGGGAGATTGATAACCGTGATGCGTTCAAAGAGGTAGGCAATGTCTTTGCTAAATTGGCAAAGATGCAGCGTTTGCCTGTGCAGCATGATATTGCTCTTAATACCGTGCAACGCGAGTTGCCAAACGGCAACAGCTTCTACCTTCCTGCGGTTGCACTCAACCTCAACAATACCTTGAGTATTGAAGAGACTGAGCATAGCATCTTCAGTGACTTCCTTTCTTGGATTGAGAATTACA